GGTATTGCCGGTGCATCCGCCCCGGCGTCATTGAAGCCGTCGACGCCTAGGGCCTTTATGCCTGGCAGTAGCTGTATTTCCGGGGCATCCGCCCCGGCCTCCTTGAAGCCGGTTGAGTGAGGCAGGGCAGAAGTCCTTCTCCAAGGCCGATGAAATGGCTCAGAAGTTCCAGTCCCAGACCGTAGCGGCCATGGACAGGGCGGTTCAATCCAGTGAAGCAGCTGCCCAGAAGTCCGCAGACGCTCATGAGAAGGCCGGCAAACGTGCCGCCGATGCGCAAGGTTCTGTCGGAGATGCTGCCGTTGCAGCCGGGGCAAAGGTGGGTACAGCAGCCCAAGGTGCGGCGCAGCAGTTGCAGTATATCGGTGACAAGGCCCAGGGGGTCAGCGCCACTCTGCAAACTGCGGGCGCTCAAGGTGCTGCCGGGTTGAACGCGGTGGGGGACGCTGCCGTGGCTGCCAAGCAGAAGATTGACATCTTCGCTGGCGCAGGTGGTACGGCCATCATCAACACGGCCAACGCGGTCAACGAGGTGAAGGAGGCATTCACCGACCTGGCCAAGGACGTGGGCGTGCAACTGCCAGCCGCCGCCAACACGGTCACTGAGCTTGGCCTGGCCATGGGCACGGTCGCGGCCAAGAGCAAGGAGACGGCAGCCTCGATCGCCAAGGAGCTGCCTGACGCTGTGGCTAAGCTGAACGCCGTGCAGCTGGCCGAGTTCAAGAACTCCTTCATCGGCGGCTTGGAGCAGGCTGGTGCTTCCGCCGAGTACGTCAAGGCGCGGATCATCGACCTGGCTGCCGCCTCAGCGAAGTCGCTCGGCGTCGACCTGGGCAACTCGCTAAAAGGTCTCACGCAGCGATTCCAAGATGCTGAGAAGGCGTTGCTCGCACTGGCTGCTGACTTCGACAAGCTCAAGGCTGCTGGTGTGGACGCATCCAAGCTGCTGGCCAACGGCCTGACCGCGATGCTGGCCAAGGCCAAGAACCCGGTCGAGGTGCAGGAGCTGATTAAGTTGTGGCAGCAACTCGGCAACGAGGGCAAGATCACGGGCAAGGCGCTGGTCGATGGGCTGGACCAAGCCAAGGCCAAGCTGGATGAGCTCAAGCCCGGCATCAACAGAGTGGCGGAAGCGTTCAAGACCTTCGGGTTGCAGACGCGGGAAGAGGCCACCAAGCTGGCCAACAACTACCGGGAGGCGTTCAGCGTCATTGAGTCGTCTGGCCAAGCCACCGCGGAGCAGTTGCAGGAGGCTTTCAAGAAGTACGCAGAGGCCGCAATTGCCGCCAACGGCAGGGTCAGCAACAGCTACTTGGACTCCAAGGCGGCTGCTCTAGGCATGCAGATTCAGGTGGGTGAGGCCGATAAGGTCACGGTGTCTGCTATGGGCGCGGCAACAGCATCCACCCAGAACTTGGCAGCAGGGTTCCGGTCTGCAGGGGACGCAGCCGTGGAATCCTCCGGGCGTGCCACAGCCGCCTTGGAGCGTCAGGTTGCCGCTCAGGAGAAATCCATTGAGGCAGCCAAGCGCCAGCAGGCTTTGGAGAATCAACGCCGGGGCGTGGATGACCAAGGTTTCAGCGCAGACAAGAACGGCAACCGCATCGTGATGCAGAATGAGTTGGGCACACGCGCCGGCATCATCAACTTCCTGCGCGCATCAGGCGTGGATGACATGGAGGCGGCCAAGCGCATTGCCAACGAGTTTGCTGACAGCCAGGGGAACATTCCGTACTTCAACAACCCCGGCCAGCGCAAGTACAACGCAGGCACGTTGAGCATGGCGGTGCTGAAGGCGGCGGAGGCGTACATCTACGGAGAAGGTTCTCAGTCCGCCAAGTTGAACACAGGCGGGGGCAACAACTCCAGTTCATCCAGTAGCTCCTCCAGCAGTTCATCACGCATCACAGCACCGTCGTCTGGCCACAAGACTTCCAGTTCCAGCGGCAGCAGTTCCAGCTCAACCAGTGGTCGTTCTGTCAACGTGAATTTCAACCTGGGGGGGCAGTCCGTTCAAGGTAAAATCGACGCCAACGACGAGACTGCCTTCTTGGGCATCTTGCAACGCGCGAAAGGAGTATCATGAGACTCATTGATCAGGTCACCTTCCAGGAGTTGGCTTTGCCCAACGACCTGCTGTGGACGGATGAGTTCCAATGGACTCCCGTTCAAGCCACCAACACGTACACCTTGACCGGGGCGCTTATCATTGAGCAGGGTGTGCGTCAGGCCGGACGCCCCATCACCTTGGCGGCAGACCCTGACATGGCTTGGGTGACGCGGGCAACGGTGCAGAAGCTGCGGGACTGGTCTGCCATCGCCGGGCGCAAGTTCAACCTCGTGTTGGAGTACGCCACTGACGTGCGTCAGTTCATCGTGGTGTTCCGTCACGAGGGCGACCCCGTAGGCGCAGCCCCGGTCAAAGGGTTCCCCGGTCACGCCAACGGTGATTGGTTCCGTGTTTCACTCAAATTTATCGAGGTGCCTGTATGAGCATTCAAACCGGGGACATCAAACTCCTCAAGTCCCAAGTCCTGCTGGACACAACCGACGGCGGTGGCTCCATGACCTCCAACGAGGTGGTGGACGGCCTGAGCAACAACCTGTTCGCCGATATCTCTGAGCTTGACCGTTCCTATGGGCGCGTGTCTTTGCGCAAGGCGTATGCAGCGGTGGTCACCACGAACGTGGACAGCTACTACGGCTCTCACGCCATCATCAGCCGCGTGCCGGATGACCCTCGTGTCAGCGTGAGCCTGTTCAGCACCAAGGCCTGGTTCGATCGTCGCACACAAGCTCGCGACAAGATCGAGCGCTACCTGGCGCGGGGGCCCAAGTGGGCTGGCCACTTGCTTGAGATGCAGCTGGAAGGTCAACGGGCCATTCAGTTGGCGGTGCGCCTTAACGACGAAGAACCCAAAGTCGGCCAAGGTCTGAACCTGGTTCAATTCGAGGGTCTGCCCACCGAATATGAGCAATATGTGCGTGTGACCAAGGTCACGTCACAGGAGCGCACGTTCACCGTCCAGGGCAAGGACGTTGTGCGCAAGGTGCTCACCGTGGAAATCAGTGACCCGCTCCGCTTCAACTTTGAGGGTCCAACCGTGGAGCAGTTTGAGACCGGCAACTTGGGCAAGGCGGTTTGCCGCGACACTCGGGTGGCCAACGCGGCTACCTACTACGGGGCGGTGAAGCTGACCAACGCGGCTGTGATTAACGACGCCTCCATTCAGGCTGACAGCATCTTCACGCAGCTGGTGCCGTCTGCTCAGTCTGAAACACCGATGGTGGACTTGGCCGCAGCCAGCCTCAGCAGCTTGTACGTGCCGGGCAATGACGGGTTGATCAGCGCCAGCGTGAACGCTCCTATTGGGCCAAATATCAAGTTGTACATCGGCAACTCGGTTGTGCCCGGTACGTTGAGCCTGACTGCAGGCGGCAACACGATTGTGGACAACGCCGGTGACTTGAAGTCCGGCTCTACCATCGTGGGCTTCATTGAGTACGACAAAGGTCTGCTCAACTTCACCGCCAACTCTTCCTCCTACAGCGGGTCTATGCCGCTCACGTTCAAGCCTGCAGCCGTACCCAGCCGCGTGGCGGACACAGCTTCTATCAGCATCGTGCAAGACACGCGGGGCTACAATTACACCATCACACTCCTGCCCATCCCGCAGCCGGGGTCGTTGTCGGTTAGCTACATGGCTCAAGGCAAGGTGTACTACCTGTATGAGAAGGGTGACGGTGTGTTGCGCGGCTCGGACGCGGCCTTCGGCACTGGCAACCTCAACTTCATCACCGGCTCCGTTATCATCACCACCGGGGCGCTGCCGGACGCGGGGTCAGAACTGATTTTCGCGTGGGGCAAGGCGGCCACCGCATTCACGCGCGCCAATACGACTGTATTGCCTTCCCGCGTGGAAATCACCTTGAGTCACCAGCAGGTAGCGCCGGGGACGGTCAGCATCGAGTGGATTGTGGACGCGGTCAACAAGTTGGCCATTGACGACGGCAACGGAGCTATCACCGGGGACGCCGCGGGCAAAATCAACTACGCCAGCGGCAAGATTGAGCTCACCCCCACCGCTCTGCACCCGAAGGGAACCGAGTTCACGGTCAACTACCAATGGGGTCCACCCAACGAACAACGGTTCGACATGCCAACGCGGGACGGCAACGGCAACGTGACGGTCACTCTGCCCAACGTGGGTGGAGCAATCATCCCCAAGTCAGTGGAACTGGTTTGGAACGTGGACATTATGGACAGCGCCACGCTGGGCCGAATCTTCACCACGCAGACTTTTGAACCGCCTCCGCCTATGTTTATGCGTGACCCTCTTGTGCAAGCCTTTGACGACGGTTCTGGAGGCTTCAAGCGTTCAGGCGGTGCCGCGCAGGCTGGGTCAGTCAACTACAACACACGTGAAATCTCCATCACTCCGGAGTTTGAGGTTCAGATTCCCAAGCCCATCTTCGGCAACAAGCAAATTGGCGAGACCCGGCAAGACCAAGTGGTCAACGGCGGCTCCACTCAGCTGGTGACACGGACGTACCGTTACCAATTGCTGTCTTGGCAGTACGTGCTGACGCTGGCCACCATGCCGGTTGATGAGAAGGGCTACATGATTGTTCGTTGGCGCACGGTTGCGGGCGGTACGGCGGCCACTGAGACGTTCCCAGCCAATCAGATTCGCTTTGACATCACGCCGGGTTTTGCTGAGGACATTCTGCAAGGCTCTGTGCGGTTCGGGCTGGGCAGCTTGACCTACATTGACCGCTTGGGCAGCCTGTACCACAGCGTGAACCCCACCACCGGAGCCGGGGTGTTGGCCGGACAAGTTCAGTATCAGTCCGGGGCTGTCACCTTGGACGACTGGACACCTGGCGCAACCAACAGTCTGACGCTTCAATCGTTGGTGACTGAAATGAACGTGCAGCCGGTGGATGAGGTAGTGTTCCGCGTACCCATTGCCCCGGTGCGTACCGGCTCTGTGCAGATTCGTGCTGTGCCAATTGAGGGCAACAACGGTGAGCAAATCAGTGTGACTGCCGACAGTACCGGGAAAATCAGCAGTCCGTACATGGTGGGAACTATAGACTATCAATCCGGTGTGGTGCGCATTCGATTCGGCCAAAAGGTGATCGTGGACGCCAACGTGCAAGCTCAACCTTGGTACAACGCTGACGCTGTATTCACTGAGGCGTCTGTACAGAAGATCATCAAGCCCCGGCCTGTGTACGCTGACAGCATCCGTTACAACGCGGTGGGGTACACCTACTTGCCGTTGAGCGCGGACGTGCTGGGCATGGACCCGGTGCGGTTGCCTTCGGACGGACGTGTACCTATCTTCCGCACGGGGGATGTGTGCGTTGTGCATCACACAGACAAGACGGTGTTCCCGGGCACCCCCAACGGGGGCACCGTATTGGACGTGGGCCGCGTGCGCGTGTCCTACATCAAGGTGCTAGATAGTGAGGGCACGCCGCTCGATCCGACGATGTACAACACAGATTTGGACGCGGGCACGGTGACGCTGAAGAGCAATTATGCTTTGGGCGCTTTGACCTTGCCTCTGTACGCGGAGCACCGCATTGAAGACATGGCGTTGGTGACGGACGTTCAAATCAACGGGCGGTTGGCGCTGAACCGGCCTCTGACTCACGACTACCCGGCGCAAGCTGCTGTGGTGTCGTCTGCGCTGATCTTCGGCGACTTGCAAGCTCGCGCCTTCAGCAAGTTCAGCCAAGAGTCATGGACCAACGTCTGGTCTGACAGCATCATCGGCAACCCCACCACCAGTCAGTACAATGACACCTTGTACCCGATTGTCACCACCAACAAAGGTGCGTTGGAGGAAAAGTGGGCGCTGATCTTTACGACCAGCACGTCGTTCCGCGTGGTCGGCAAATCTGTGGGCCAGATCGCGACAGGTGACATCAACACCGACCTGGCCCCGATCAACCCAGCCACTGGTCAGCCGTATTTCACGCTGAACAAGCTCGGTTGGGGTACCGGTTGGTCCGCAGGCAACGTGCTGCGCTTCAACACCGCGGCAGCCAACTACCCCATCTGGTTGGCGCGAACCGTGTTGCAGGGGCCGGCAACGGCATTGAATGATAGCTTCCAGCTGCAAGTGCGCGGCGACATTGATCGATAAGGAGAAACCTAAATGCTTCCCATCCTCTTCAAGAGCACCGACCAAGGTGCACCGGTGCTCAACAATGCAGCTGGCTCGCTGATCAGCGTGCTTGATGCCTGCCTTGTGACCGGCTTCAACTCACTCGGCGCCACCTCCCTGCAAGTGGTTTCCAATGTGTGTACCGTGACCACAGCGGCCAGCCACGGCTATCAGGTGGGTCAACGTGTGCTGATCGCCGGCGCGTCCACCTCGACGCTAAACGGCGACAAGACCGTGGTGGCCACCCCGACCGCTACGACGTTCACGTTCGCTGTGACCCAAGCCGACGGCTCTGAGACCCCCGGATCCGCGTCAGTCAAGCGGACGCCGTTGGGCTGGGTTAAGGAGTTCTCTGGTACTAACAAGGCTGTGTACCAGATGACCGACGCGGCCAGCTATGGTCAGCGTCTGCGCGTGGACGACTCGACAGCAGGTGTCGACGCCCGCGTCATCGGTGTGGAGAATCCCACCACGGTGGACGCCTACAGTGACGCCTTCCCCACTGCCACTCAGAGGGCAGGCGGTGGTTATTGGTCGCGCGGCGCAAACAACACGACCGCCAAGTTCTGGGCCATCGTGGGTGACGAGCGCTTCTTCTACTACATCGTTGAGCACAGTGCTCGTAATGGCCCCTACAGTGGAACTAATATTGGTTACACGGGTGGCTACTTTGGCGACATTTTGTCGTTCAAAAATGGCGAAGCTTACGGGTGCATCATTGGTGGTTGCCACAACACCACGTCCGTTATTCAAGCAATGCCAGCGGTGTTGCAAACGGCTGTCGGAACGGATCCAGGTACTACTCACTTCCGGTATATTTGCCGCCAGCACACGGGCGTCACTAAGTCCATACAGACAGGTTTTGCCCACCCTGGTGGGGGCTCCTACCCCTCCTCCTCCTCCCCCTACCCGGTCTACCCGTCGCCCATCGACAATGGGTTGGTGTTTGCCGAACCGAGCTTCGTGGTAGAGCGATTGATAAACTTCGGTCACCCGATTCGTGGTGTGTTGCCGGGTGCGGTGCAGGTGCTGGCCAGATACGCCGACTTGGCCGCCGTGCTGTATGGGGAGACGGTCACAGCCAGCGACGGTAGCGGGCTGAAGGTGATTATCTTCAGAGGTGCGTGCTCTTCGCAGGCGGCAGATTCAGCGCTCGCCCTCAAACTCTCAACAGCTTGGAGGTAAGTCATGGCGGCTCACGTCTATTGGCGGGTGCGCTTCACCAGGTCCAATGGTTCAGCGACGGACATTTGGCTCGATGAAGTGTCATTCCGCAGTGCCGCTGATGCTGACCTGTCGACAGGCGGGACGGCCATCGCAGGCGGTATCTACGACGCCACCTACCCGGCGAGCAACGCTTTCGACAAGACGGTGGCCAACAACGGGTGGGCGAGTCCGCTGAATACCTTCCCATGCTGGATTGGTTACCAGCACCCGTCGGCCGTAGACGTGGCCTCAGCGGTCATCACGTGCGCCGACAATGCTGGCGCGAGCGATGAATTGCCGGTCGATCGGGCGGTGTTCCTCGAGTGGAGCGACGATGGTGCAAACTGGACGGCAGCCGATCAACTGACCTATCGCATCGATGGCGATTGGGCAGTGTCATCCGTGGTGCGCCTGGTGGCTGGCACGCCTGGCACCGGCAAGCTGGTAGGCACTTCGCTCAACCGCCTGAACGGCAACGTGCTTTCACAGTCACCTCTTCGAGGCGTCTTCATCAGGGGTGAGTACGCCAGATTTGACCCCGCCGACGGCGGTACCGGCACCATCTCAGGGTTGGTCACGATCGAGAACATTCCTGGGTCCCGTAAGGTGCGGCTGTACCGTAAGCACGACGGTCGCCTGGTGCGCGAGACCTGGTCTTCGCCCACCGGTGCCTATTCGTTCACCAACATCGATCCAACGATCGAGTACTTCGTGGTCGCGCATGATCATTTGCGCGTGTACAACGGGGTCATTCAGGACATGCTCACATCATGAAAGTTGCCTTCAGCCCAGCAGTAATCAGCGATCGTCTGCAGGCACTCACGCGCGCCCTCGACCTGGACCCGACAAATCCAGGTCGGTTGCACATCATCAGCGCACCTGTGCCCGCAGACGGTCAGCCCATTCCGTCCAGCGCTCAGATTCTGGCGACTGTGATATTCTCAAAGCCATCGTTGGACAACGTCACGGGCAACGTGCTGACACTCCTGAACCCGCCGACTGCGCTTGTGCTGGTCACGGGCGAAGCCGCGTGGGCGCGGATGGAGAATGGTTCCAGTCAGTGGGTGGCCGACCTGGATGTTGGGTTGCCCGGTAACAACGTGGCCGTCGAGCTTGACAACGGTGGGACGCCGAAGACGCTCATGCTATACGCGGGCGGTGAGTTCAGTGTAACCCTGGCGAAGCTTCAAGAGTCATGAGCGTAGTCAACCTCAACTTCACCGGCACGTACAGCCCTCCAGCCTCCAACGCTGTGGGGCTGGCCTTTGGTACGTCTGGCTCTGTTGATATAGACCCCGCTTCTGCGTCTGTGGTGATGCCGGCTCCTGCCCCGGCCTGGGTGAGTGCTGCGCTGTACGCCTCCAACGTCAGTCGCCCGGTGGGTATCCTGCCTGACTTCTTTTGGCAGCCAGCTGCACCCGAGGAGGTCAGTCAAGTAGGGGGTTGGGGGTACGCTCAGACAGACCGCCAATACACTGCAGAGTACTGGGAGCGTGCGCGGAGTCTGCACTCAGAACTGACTGAGGGGCACGCTCAGTCCGACCGCCTGCGCCCCGCCTTGGGTATTGACTGGAGCCGGGCAGTACGGCGGGACGCAGACGCGGTGGGTGAGTTGTTCAAGGAATTGGACCCCGACCGCGTGTACACTGAGGGGCCGTGGCGCTTGGGCGCTCCGTTGTCTCGTTTTGAGTCTGATGGGTTCGTCCAACTGCTGCCGTTCAAACACAACAAGGTGTTGTCCTGGCAGGCTGCAGCGTACTTGAGCCGTGTAGAGTCGTTGCTGTTCAACGTGGGCCAAGACTCCGCTATGCGCACCAAGGTGCCGTGGCAAGAAGGCCGCAAGCCTCCGTCTGGGCGGGAGCTACCCTACGTGCCGCCTGTGACTCCCCCGTACCTGCCCAGCTACAACTTGAACTTTCTGTGCAAGTGCACGTTCCCCGACCACCTCACCGTGCTGTTGAACTTCGGCCTCCACCCTTGCCCAGGAGAAGGTGGAGTCACAGTACCCATTCGAAAGGTATATTTCATCGTGAACACCCTAAGCCTCAAACGCGTGAGCGACAACACGCCCATTGAGCTCAACTCGGCTTCTGTAGGTATCGACTACAACAGCTGGTGTTGGAGTTTCTCTGGTAGCGTGCCCTACAACCAACTCGATAAAGTTGAACCCTCCAGCACTGGCCCAGTGGAAGTGGAATTGGAAATCAACGGCATGCTGTGGCGCTTCCTGGTGGAGGAGTACGATGAGAAAAAGGAATTTGCCAAAACCGCCATCAGCATCAAGGGGCGGAGCGTCACCGCCTACCTGGAAAGCCCCTACGCTCCGGTGCGCAGCTTCACTCAGTCCACTACCCTGAGCAGCCGCCAATTTGCTGAGGCCGAGCTCACTAGGGCAGGTTTAGTGACAGGGTACACCCTGGACTGGCAGCTGATTGACGCACTCGGATGGTCTATGCCTGCTGAAACTTGGTCGTACAATGACTTGACCCCCATTCAGGTGATTCAGGCCATTGCTCAAGGTGCGGGCGGGTTTGTCAACAGCCATCCGGTGAACAAGCAGCTGATTGTGTTGCCGGAGTACCCCGCTCCGTACTGGGAGTGGAATGCCGCCACCGTCGCCCGGAGCATCCCTCAGTCAGTGATCAAGAGCCGCAACTTGCGGTGGTCTGAGAAGCCCAGCTACAACGGCGTGTATGTCAGCGGTGAGAATACCGGCGTGACCGCGTTTGTGAAGCGTGCCGGCACAGACGGAGCGTACCAAGCGCCGATGTCTGTCAACCCCATGATCAGCGCCAGTGCTGCCGCCCGTAACAAAGGCATGAGCATACTGAGCACCGGAGGACGTCAGGCGCAAGTGGGCATCGACCTGCCAATGGGACCCACTATCGGGTTGCTGACTCCGGGTATGATTATCGAGGTGACCAACGGCGGTTTGGGTTCAGAGCCAGCGTGGCGCGGGTTGGTGCGTAGCACCTCCATCAGCGCGGCCTGGAGCAGCGGCTTGACCGTGAGTCAGAGCGTTGATTTGGAACGACACTACGGAGGTTTGTGATGGCAATACTTGGCGGCATATGGAAGAAGTTTGTTGACCTTCTACCCAAGACCCCTCGGTACATTGGCACGGTGATCGCCGTGACTTCCCCGGGGCGGTACGTGGTGCAGTTGGTGGGAGGGGGAACCCTCACGGTGTTGGGCAGCGCCGAGTATCAGGTGTCAGACCGCGTGTTCGTGGCTGATAAGAAAATTGAGGGCAAGGCTCCCACCTTGACCGCTGAAACCATAGAGGTGTGAACATGAAGGTTTTGAAAGAGTGGAAGGTGCTGCTGCGCAAGGCGTGGTCGTTACGGCTCCTGGCCGTTGCAGCAGCGTTGTCGGGGTTGGAGGCCATCGCGCCCTTTGCCGCCCCGTGGTTGGGTCAGCGCACCTTCGCGTTGATCATGTTCGGCATAGTGGCCGCAGCGTTTGTTGCCCGGCTGCTGGCACAGAAAGGAGTGACAGATGAGCGACAACGATAAGCTCAAGGTGCCCTACCCGCGCACGTTGATTGCGGCCTTGACCATCAGTGCGGCAGGGCTGATTGGCGTAGCCTCCGATGAGGGCTACCGGGGCAGCGCCTACATCCCAGTGCCGGAGGACGTTCCCACCATCGGCTTTGGGGACACTGCTGGCGTCAAGCCCGGTGACAAGACAGACCCAGTGCGGGCGCTGATCAAGTTGGGTCAGCACGTGTCGGGCGCGGAGGCTACGCTCAAGCAGTGCTTGGGGGACGTTCCTCTGTATCAACACGAGTGGGATGCCTACGTGCGGCTGAGTATCAACGTGGGCGCTGGTGCGGTGTGCCGGTC